AAAACATCCTTAGTAGATAACGTATTAACATCATAAACACTTGCTAGAGTATTTCGAGAAACTCCTGATTCATGAGTTACATAATCTTTTGAAACAGATAAATTTACCATTTCATTTAGTTCCGCCATAGCAAAACGAGTAACTTTTCTCGATCTATTCTCAATAACATTTCGATCTAATTCTTCTGAAGTACAATACTCGCGTAATGTAACCTCATTATAATCCTCCCTAATAAGAACTAGCCCCAATCTTTTTGATTGTTTATAGTTTATATATGGGGTCAGATCCGAAAACGATTTAAAAAACTTTTCAAATATACTTTCTAATTCCTCTATTTTCTCAAAGGAATTTAAAAATACAAGTGAATCATTTCTAATTTGGTAGGTACATTTTTGATTGCTACTAACCAAATCAATAAATTTAGTTATCTTTTTTGTTTGAGAACCATCCTGAGAATTAATCTCAATTAATTGTTCAGTTATTTCTTTTGGAAACAACAAATGATTTATAGCAAATTCTTTTACTAATTTATCAAGTGTTTCTGGCTTAGATTGAATGGGGGTTAAACCTCCATTTATAACAATTTGTAATTGGAAAACTTGATCGTTCATTGTATTGAAAGCAAAATATAATTAAGTTTTATTTTACAGAATACACTACATCTGAACAATCCCCCCCCTAAAATTTAAAGATTATTACCAATCAATCCTATAACTTACCTATAAACTTTTACAACTACCTCACTATACGTCGAAGTAACTGTGCAGTCTTGAGTAGAATGCACAGTAAAATTAGGTACTTCACATTGATACTCGATTAGCAATCCAGCCATAGAAAAATTGTTCTTGGCTTGGATTGCGCTCACAGATTTCAATGTAACGCTGACCTTGCATAATATTCAGAACTCGAACTAAAACTTTTTCTCCTTCTTTCCCGCGTTTGACCAAATAAGTTTTGAGTGCATTAAGAGTTGCCGGACCATATATCCCATCTACTGATAAATCTGGCCACCCTGCTTTACCATTGTTATTTAGGAGATTCAAAGCTCGTTGTAAAAGAGGTTTTGCAAAGCCGGTACCGCAATTCACACCAGTGTCTAGAAGCTCTTCGGCCACTGCTGAGCTGATTGTATTTACTTGGTCAAATCGCGGAGCTGTCCAATAGTTTTTGCGATAAATTGCTTTGGCCACTTCAAGAGGCAAATCTTTCATATTGCCCTTAAAACCATTTGTACGTGCTACAGCTTGAGTAATACCGTATTTGGTAGCACCGCCCCGATCAGCTGGGTTATTTACATACCCGCCTTCACGCTTAATTAATTCATCAAGATATTGTTCAATGTTCATTTCACTTTCCTTTAGATAATAAAAAACCGCCCGAAGGCGGCATTAACTGTTTTCGATATCTCTTTTAGCTTTCTTAACTTCTTTAAGTACTTCAATAATCGTCTTACCTTCCTGTTTATCTATGAAATTAAAGATCCAACGGACTAAAGCCCAACCAGGTAAACCACAAACAAAGAAGAACCCACCAAGTGCAATCATTCCCCATACATCAGTAACCCATTCATGAAGCCCCCACTTCACAATAATGAATGAGCCGCCAGCCAAACTTGATACAACCGTACAAATAAGTCCTACAGCCCATTCTTGAGGTGATCGTGGCATACGTGTCATCAATACAACTGCTGCAACTAAAGCAACCGCTAACGTCACCATAATTGCTGCACCATAAAATTTTAAAATTGCTGTTAAACCGCTTGTTGAAACTGGTTCCATTTATATCTCCAGAAAATTTAGGCAATAAAAAAGCACCCGAATTGGGTGCTCAAAGTTCTTTTAAGATTTAAAGTGTTTGTAGAATTTTCCCTCCATTGATCAATTGAGTTGTAAGTGGTGCCACCCCAACAATTGCAGGTCCACCCGGCCCCGGCTGGCCTTCAGTTGTGCCATGGTATTGCCAGTTCCATGTTCCATCATTGGTGGACTTGGTACCGCGCTGGCCCCAACCTCCACCATCACCAGACAATGGAGATCCATATCGATCATTTTGGGTTCGGTAACCTTTACCGGGTACCGAAGCTTCGGCATCGGTTACTTTGACAACCATAAAGTCACCATTTAAGTACCAACGCCAGTCTTGTGAATCGTTAGTAATAGGTTGTCCGGTCATAACCCGACCAAAAGGTGCTCCAGCTCCACCGGGAATACCCTGAACTCCATACGATAATCCTGTATAAATACCGCTTGGTGTTGCTCCACCACCTGAGCCGCCTCGAGCCAGAGTTCCACCATCAATAATCAGGTTTAGTTTACTGTGCCGGTTTAATAAACCGGGTGCTCCCTGAAAACCGTCACGGCGGGTTTTAGTAAAGTTATAATCCGGATCGGTAGACCATGCACCAAATGCCAAATGTGGCAACCCGCCATCTCCACCACGTCCAACAACAGCACCTTTAATAGTCAAATTTACCACGAGATCAGGTGGGAACTCACCAGTATCAATAGCAGGTAATTCTGATGCAGCTGGAACGATATACTCTCGTTTTGCAGGACTAGAGTTATAGTCGAATTTATAGACAAATCTGGTTTCCGGTCGATAAGAACTTGAACTTGAAACTAGTGCACCTGCTTCAACTACAAAACTGATTTCTCCAGTCGTTGGCAAATCCCCTCTTTGCATCTGATATAAACGTGCCAGATTAATATCCAGCTGGTCATATCGAATGTAAATCGGTGAATCATCAACCGGCACATCAATAAAGTCCTTGTCATTGAGGTAATAACGTTCATCGTAATTAATTGCAGTAATGGTATTAGAGAACTGGTCAGCCGGTTCTCTTTTTGCAACCAGATAAGGCAGTGAGCCTTTGGTATCGTCATTAACTACGGTGTAGATAGTATTCACAAAGTCATCGGGACTAAGCTTTAAGGCCCCGTTCGGTAAACGCCCTAAAACTACTTTGTTCTTGGCTGAACCCGGCGTAACGGGAATCAGGTCCACGGTACCATCCCCCATTTGCAAATAAATCACATAACTCTTGCCTGCAATGAAATCGACATCATGGCTTAGGGTGAGAATTAAACCTTCTTGCTGTACCACCTCACCGCTTTGATGAATACCATTGCGATAATCAGCTACAGCGATCCGGTCACGTAAAACCAGTAATTCTGACTCAGGTGCCGCATCAAAGGTAATGGATTTGCGCTGGAAGCGAAGCTTGTTCCAAAGCCGGTACGCATTAAAATGAGCTTGCCACTTGTTACGCACACCTACAGATTTCACCTCTTTGGGGTTCTTGGCCCCTTTATCCGGTAGATAGATATTGATACGACTATCGTCGGCCGGATCCGTGTATTCATAGATCAGTCCATCGTAGTCATCCATCACGCCAAAGGTAAGATCATGCTTGTAACTATCAGGAATAATATTCCTGAAGTTAAATAGCATTACCGAGTTATCAGTTGGACGTTCAAAATAAAGCTTGAGCTTATTATTTTGACGATATGCAGTACAAAACACGGCATCACAAAGATTGGTGACCAGCTCTTCAAAAGACAGGTTTGTATCATCAATCGTAGTACAGAACTCAGCCGCAAGTGGTGTACCAAAATAATCAACTACATCGTTATAAGTCCGATAGATATTTTCCAGATCTATTTCGTCGATCGTACGGCGGCCTATCTTGTCATCCAGTGCCATTGAAACCAATGCATCAGCAAAGCTTGATGTTGGAAATAGCTCTGTCGTCATTGCGCCGTTTTTAAAAGTCGGTAACATCCGCTGAAGATCAAAATTGATCTTGCGGGACTTAACAGATAAAGCTCCAGTGGTTGCATAAGTGCGCGCACGAAAAACCGTTTCATGTTCATACACTGTGCTTTGCAAAGGATAAGCACCATAAAGCGCCTGCCACTTTACTTCATCTACTACCGTTGTAACCGCCGGTGTTGGTGTTAAACGACGTGCACGGACACTACAGCGACCTTGAAATGTCACCATATCCAGCGTTGCGCCAACGGTTTGACGCGACTTTGCCGAACCTTTCAAAATGATCTGCTTCAGCATCGGATTACCAATCGCTGCACCAGATTCATTTACCGGTGTTACTTCAACTTCAATCGTGACGTTAACAGCGGCCTGATTCCCACCTGAAGAAACGGTATAAAGTCCATTTGTGGCCACAAAATTACACAGCACCCGGCTACGTTCAACATTGTCCAGAATGAATGGACCAATCCATTTTTCACCTATTGAACTGATCTTTGGTGACAAAGCTGCAGTTTGTTGGTTATTTAACTCTTTAAGCTTTAACCAGTTAGCATTAACGGCCGCCGGATTTGATAACGTCATTCGATCATCTGCTACCGATAGAACGCTGTAAGTGCCGTTTAAATCATAAGTCTGGCCGTTAAACGTGAATGAGGCATTGGTGATTTCTACGCGGTCATTACTTACAAACTTAGTGGTTAAATCCGTATTGTTTGCAGATGCCCGAAGGATCTCGTTTGGATATGCAAAATGAAGGTAGTTCGTACCTTCTAAAGACTGTGTATCTGCTGGACGGAGAACTTGGCCATTAACAGAAGTTTGATGCTGAACCGTTAGTGGCGGCGTGGTAATTTCGGTACCAAGCGAAAAATATGGCTCACCTGAAACAATATCTACACCTGGTCGAAAGACTTCTACCGATGCGCCGGCAATATCGACAATATTGGTTTCACCGTCATAAGCTCCATTGATTTTATAGTGTCCACGCCCAATACAGCCCACTACATGCTCTACTTCGACATTGTTTTCATATACCTTGTAAGGCACAGTAATCAGATCAGGGGTATCGTGAGCGGCACCATAAATATCTGCGATACGACCATTTACGCGAGTTTTATTTTCACGGTTTGATAATTCGTTATTTGCAGACGAGGATTGATTGTTATTCTGGTTGGTTTGGGTAATTGAGGGCACAGGCATTAATAATGCAACAGCCACACCCATAACTATAGAAGCAACCGCTATCCAAGCTAGAGTTATGGGGTCTATACCCTTGGGATTCTCAATTACAATGAAAGTGCCTGGCAAGAAATCGAGCTGCTTTAATTCATATGCATTCTTCGGTGTGACTTCATTCGCAAATGAAATTTCGGCATGATCCATATTACTTGTTGTATGGAAAATACGGACATGTTCAGGCATATAATCATATTTTGAAGTAAGCCATTGACCCAAAGTTTCGGCGTGTTCAATTGTTTTGTCTTCGGATAAAGGGTCTTGTTTATAAATAATCTTAATCATAGAAACTCACACGATTAAATCCAAATGCTTGAACGACTTGAATTGGCATCCATGAAACGCCTGATTCCTGCAAATGCAAAATACGCCCCAAACGAAAAAGCCCCACATGTGGGGGCTTGTTTCGGTATCTCGAGTGAAAGGCGACTATGCAGCCTTCCTTGGGCATGGGCAGTGGATTTAAAAGTTTTAACCTTGATGGTAGAAATACCTTTTCTTTAATAGGCTTCATAAAAAATTCAAGTGCTTCCACCCGGTCTATTCCATATAGATCCAATGCAGCTTCATGAGCAAAATGAACACAGTTGTAGTTTTCCTCGTCATATTGTCTATCAAGCAAATGATCGTGACTCTTCATATAGCCCCCTTCAAACCACTAAAACGATCAAGCGAAAAGATATCTCCAGTCTTCGCAGTATTTAATCTTGGTGATTCAGCCTTGAATGTCACAGCTTTATGGTTCATTGCAACACTGGAGAGTTGCAGTCCGAGTAAATAAAACATTGGAGAATTCAGATTGTCTGAACTGTAAATCCGGTAATTTACTGTTGGCTTTACATCGGGATATTGGCCTTCGATTACCCGTTCAAACTCATCCGGCATTACATCACCTAAACCAGATATAGAGACTGTTAATGTCTGGTCCAGATCACCCAGCATTCCGGATCTTTGAATAGATGCTGGCAAAAATTCATAATAGACCTGACCGGATCCCTCCTTATGTTGAACATAAACACCTCGGTCATCATTACGGACTATTCGGTATGTATTCATAAAAGAAGGATGAGAAAGCTCAATACACTCCAATTGATAGACATCAACTTTCCGATTGAAAAAGAATTTGGCATATTCGTTATCCATTAGACCTCCCAATCCTTAATCAAAGCGATATCGGCAGTAAGGTTAGGCTGGTTTTGAACAACTTCGAGCTGTGCATTTACCCGGTAAAGGTTGCCATTCACTTCATTGGTCTTGAACGAGTTTGGAATGAAATTGCATAGATATTGCTGACGTGTTCCCTGATCAATGACCAGATCCGCATAGAATGAGGCTGGCTTATTCTGGTAGACCCGCCAGAAAGCCATCATTTTATTAAAATCGGATTTACTTAAATTCCAGTTCACATCGACAATATGACTATTACGTTTTACATCGATGTAATAGCGACCACGACCGCCATCCATCTGCTGACGTTTCACATCATCACCCGGTGTTACGCCATAGCCGCTGGTCTGAGGATTTAGCTTTAACTTGTACATAACTTTCCTTCAGGCAATAAAAAACCGACCTTTAATTAGGTCGGTTTCTATGATTTTAACGCTAGTATTATGGTATCTAACTTCCATATTAAGATGGGGATGGAGATCATTAATACTGATTTACCTACATCCCACCAAGTATATTTATCATTCATCGAACTACCTCTATCAACTTTGCAAAAGCATTAATAATGTTCGAAAACTGCCAAAGAAAAATTCCCAATAAGATAGATCCTGTTACTTTTACAAAACCATATTTTTCCATAGTTGCCTCTACATATTTTAAAATCACTGCTATAATTTCAGGCATAGTAATACTTCTCCTTAACTTTGCTCGGTTGAGTTGAATTGAAAACCTCAGTGCGCCAACACTGGGGTTTTTGCTTTTTTAAGTGCCCTTATTGTTTCATTTCAAAAAAATGTCATTTATTCATTTTTCCTACTATGGAAAACATAGGCATAAAAAAACCACCCGAAGGTGGTCCTTTCATAATATTGGCTGTCAATAGGCTTTAGAAGAGACTAGGAGTTGACACTGTCAACAGCTCTTCTCTCTTATACCGGCATCTTTAAACGGTTTTACTTACACTCCATTAACATTACTCTCCTTATACCTGTAACTTTAAAACTATCGATTCCGTCTTGCTGTCGTATTCTCAGTCAAAGACCGACTAATGGTTGAGTTTGGATTTGCGATTTGGTCACTTACAAGTTTCGGTACCTTTCTTGGAAGCTGCTTATCCAGTTCATCTGTAACAATGATCCGGACAGTTTTCTCATCCAATTGTTCAGCTTCAACAGTTGCACCACTGACTTGATTCACGACTTCAATCTTGAAATTGATAGTTGGAGAGGATTGCTCAATTGAAGGCATAATCTCAGCTTGAGGGCGTGAAGTACGTCCTAAAGTAAAGTCCTGAACATCATCCAGATTTGAGCGATCCTGAACTATACCATTGGATGAGAAGTAGACCTTGCCATCATGGAACAGGTCAGAATTTGCCGAAGAAGCTAACTTAGGTGTGTCTCTATTACCCTTATAGATAATCTGAGTATCTTGAACTGGTTGATTAAAGATGTCAGCCTGCTTTTGGCTTTCTATAAAGGCACTAGAGCTCATCATTGCACGGCGCATGACACTATCTGCCGAGGCATTGTTATTGAGAAAAGCTTCAGGGTTTGCACTCTTACGCATTTTCTCAACTAAACCAACTCCGCCCCAGCGTTTAATATCCTCTTGGGACCATACAATTTCGCCTTTGTGCACAGCTCCGGCAACTTCATATTTCCCACCACGACCTGTATAACCACCTTCAGCAAAACCTTGATCTTTGATTGCCCGGATGTTTGCAATGATGCTAGCGCCTTGAGCAACCGCCCCAGCAATCAATGGTAAATTAAGAGGAAAACCAGCTTTTGAAGCTGCTGCAATATTTTGCTGAATCGCAATACCAGCAGCTGCAATGGCATAAGCTTTATCAGCGGCGAACATGATCTTATATGCTTTAGATTGCTCTCCAAACATTGAACCAAACATCGATGTAAGTGAACCCATCATTTGGCCACCAAATGCAATTTGGGTGTTCAAACGATCTTGCTGATATTTATCTTCAATATCCTGAACATTCTTTGCATGTTCAGCAGCAATCTGATTACGTTGGTCCTGAGCAGCTTGAATGATAGCTGTTTTCTGATTTTCGTAATCCTGTTGTTTAATGAGTCCTGCTTCCATTTGAGCATCAAGACCATCTAAAGAGTTTTGTTCATTCAGATCAGTAGCAGCAAATTGACTATCTGCTAAATCATTTGCAGCATTTAAACGGCTAAACCGCTCCTGATCCTGTCTGAAGAACTCGCTGGTACCATTCATATCAGCCTGAATACCACCCCAGTTTTGAACAGCATTATTCACTTTATCGCGTGTCTCTTTATCCTGATTGGCTTTAGATAATGCGATTAGCTTTTGCCGCTCTTCTATAGAAAGCTTGGTATTCTTAAGAATTTCCTCCCGTTCTAGTCTGTAACGTTCCTGCATGGCTTGCGTTTCCGAAAGCAATGATAAACGTGCCTGAAATAAACGCTGTTCCTGAGCTAATTGCATTAACCCAAGTTCTTGCTTTAATTGTTGAGCTAATAGATCAACAGCCTCTTTACGCTGATCTTTAGTTAAATCTAGGTCATGCTCGGCCTCAAACTGACGCTTGGCATAGCTATCTTTTAATATTTGCTCTTCCGTCTTTGTGTAGTCTCGGAATGAATCAAGCTTAGTCTTTGTAGCTTGCTCAGCAATAGCAATATCATTATCTGCACGTGCTTGAAGTTCTGCTTTAATTTCGGCCTTGCGTTCTGGGTTAAAGTTAGCTTTATCAACATCCTCAAGTTTTTTGGCCAGATCATTCCTAATCTTTGTTACTTGATTAGCAACCTCATTCTCTAACTGAAGGCGAAGTTTTGCCTGCTCCTCAGCCATTTTAGTTGTATCTTGAATAAGCTTATCAAAGTCTTTTGATGAAATATCGCCAGCAGAATAGCCATTAATACCAGCCATATAACTTTGATAGTCTTTCCAGTATTGATTATTATTTTTACCAATACCTTTACCCTTCATTACATTGCCTTCACCTGCATGATATGCACGTACAGCCTTCTCTAAATCACCTTTAAAAAGTTTCAAAAGATAAGACATGTACTTAGCCGCACCTTCAGCAGACTGTGCTAAATCAGTGCGGTCTTTTACGCCATATTGCTTAGCAGTACCTTCGAGAAACTGAAATCCACCAGTGGCTCCGGTTTCTTTGTTATAGGCTTTTGCATTACCTCGAGATTCGATCATATGAATCGCGGATAATGTTCCTGATGGAAGTTTGTATTTAGACTCTAGATCTGCAAAGCCGAATTTTGAAGCATTCGCTAGGACTTTCGCATTTACACTTAGTACTTTTTGCTGATTTTTAAGCTCCTTGTTTTGCTCACGTATAGAATCAGTTCTAGCATCCGTGATGGCTTTGATTGATTCTTCTGCTTTCCAAGTATCCGTTAATGCTTTCATAGCCTCTCGGTCTGCTGCCTTAAGACCCTTAGCTAATGAATCTTTATAAAGCTTCAGTAAATCATTAGCCTGAGACTCAGAAAAACCTTTTTTCATTACTATCTCGACAAATTGCGTATCCCACAATTTATCTGCATACAATTTCTGTAAGGACTTTTGAGCCTCATCTGCAGCCTGTTTTGTATTCTTGATAGCATCAGCATGCTTCTGTTGCTCAATTGCTGCATTTTGGGCTTTATTACCCGTTAAGGTAACTTCAATACCAAACAATTTAATGGCTGTTTTGGTCTTATCAGCCTTTTCATAAGCTTCATTATATTTGTCGATTTGCTCCTTTAATGCATCTCTTAGGCTTGGGGGTAACTTCTGCTTAGCAAGTTGCTCCATAGCCTCCTTGTAGCTAATCGTGCCCAATCGAGCTTCATTAGAAATCCTTGTAAGTTCAACATTACCTTTACCGTAGTTTTGAATATCAATTAAAGCTGAACCAACAGCCATTTCTGTTTTTTTCAACTCCTCATTTTGAGCTTTAAAAGCCGTTGTTAAGTCATTAATAGCTTTGGTTTTTGCCTCACCTTTTAAGCCTTTTAATTCTTCAGCAGTACGGTTAGCCACTTCGGCTTGTTCAGCGAGAGTTCTATTCGCTTCTTCTGCCTTACCTTTAAAATAAGTGTAAGTTGCAGCCAGAGCGGATACACCTAAGGTAATTGCTCCAATTGGACCCCCGATAAGTCCTAATGCTCGGCTACCAATACTACCAACTAAAGAAGAAGCTGCTGAGAGGCGTGTTTGCGCAGCAGTTTGTGCATTTGTAGCAGCAGTTACTGCTGCCTGTGCTTGTGCGTATCGAGTTGCTGCCGCAGTTGCTCCAAATTTAGCTTGGGTTTCTGCATTTGTTGCTCGCACATTCGCGAGATGAGCTTTTGCTGCATTCAAAGCAGCGGTAGCTTCTGCATATTCTGCTTGAGCATTTAATACAGATGCTTGGCGGCTCGCTAAAGTTGAAGCCATTCCCTCTTTAATAGCAGCGCTCTTAATCAAAATTGCACGAGTTATATAACCAATACCAACGACCAAAGCCCCATCAGCAATTAAATCTAAATTACTTGCAAGAGTTTGAACTGATCCAGCTAATACCTGTGCC